GCCAGCGTGTAGCGGGACTGAAACGCGAGGCGCGAGAGCCGCGGCGTGGTCGGCGCGGGCGGCACAATCCAGTCGAGATCCGCCGGCGACCACACGTAGGGCAGGGGCGGCGGCGCGTCCCAGGCGTCGAGCTCGCGAACGGTGCTGTCGGCCGGCGGCGTCGGCAGGTCATGGACCGTAGACGCCCACGCCAACAGGGCGCCCGAGCCCGAGGCGAGCACGGCGATCATACGCGCGCCACCATCTCGTCGAGCGACAGCAGCCCCGCACACCAGGCGACTTGGCGCACCCACGCGCTGCCCTGGGTGCCGGCGGAGCCGACGCGATTTAGCCGCATTTTTGCGCCGGTGCCCCACGCGGCGGCCCGCGTCACCGTGCTGCTGTAGCTGGTGGTGGTCGTCGCGCCGCCGGCGATCGAGAGCAACAGGCGCACCCGCTGGTTGCCGCCCGTGTCTTCGAGCTGCACAGCCAGGCGCGCCATCTGGCCGGTGGTCGGCGTGCTGGTCGCGAGGCTCACCGACTGCGACGTGGTGCCGTTGTGGATCGTGGCGCGGTACTGATTGCTCGAGGCATCGAGCACCAGCCGCGCGCCGGTCTGATCGTCGCGGCCGATATACACCAGCCCAGCCCCGGACGTCGTGCGGGTGCCTTCTTCGCTGAACTCGATCAGCAGCGTGCCCGTCTCGGGCGCCCAGTTGCAATCGAACGTCAGATCGTCAGCGGCCATCCGCAGGCCGAGCGTATCGCGGGCGCCGCTGGCGGTGTAGTCGCGGGATTCCCACCGCGGCATCGAATGGCCCGCGGTATAGGTCGTGCCCAGCGCGTCGACCGCGGTGCCGGTGGCGGCGCGGGTCAGCGTGCCGGTCTGCCCGGTGACGGCCTGCAGTAGCCCGCGGCGGGCCTGCCAGCGGAAGCGCGAGACCGGCACAAGCGCGGGCGCGGTCACGAGCCGCGCAGCCCGTACGGGCGAAGGCGCAAAGCGCATCAGTACCCCCTCGTATAAACGGCCAGCCCGGTCGGCGTGCCGCTGGTCGCGGTGAGTTCCATCGTGATGCCGTCGTCCCCGATGGCGTCGGCGGGGTCGAGCAGCGGGAACTGGCCCGACGTCAGCCAGGCGTCGCCCGCGCTCGTGCCCGTCTGCAGCACGCCCGCCACGTAGCGCGCGATGCGCTGCCGGCTGGCGTCGATCACCAGCGCGTCGTTCGTGGCCAGCGTGCCCGTGAGCGTCAGCCGGTGCGTCTCGTCGCCGCTCGCGTTGCGGCACACGATCACCGGGTTGACCACCGACGGCGAGGCGCCGTACAGGTAGACCACGGGCGCACTCGGCACCGTGCCGACGGCGAGCGCGACGCGGCTGGTCGAGAGCGCCACGGCCCGCGCTTCGCGTTCGTAGCGGGTCGGATCGACGGCGGTGAACTGCAGGGCGACGAAGCATCGCGGGATGGCGATGTGATAAAACTCGACGGTGATGTCGGTCAGCAGCACATACAGCTCGCGCGTCGGACTGTCGGCCATGCGAAACAGGCGCAGCCCGCCGCAGCGGCGCTTGAGCGTATCGAGCACGGCCACGCGGTCGAGCTGCGTCGTCGGCCAGACATCGAGCCCCACCGTGATCGGCCGCGCGTTCAGCGTCACCCCGGTGCCCCACACCGCGGCGCTGTTGGCGATCGGCTGCGGGGCCCGCACCTCGACGGCCGGGGCCAGCGCGCCGTCGACGGTCAGCACGTCGCGCACCGTGTCGGTCAGCGGGCGGTCATCCAGAAACACACTCATAGGCTCACCGTGACGGCTGAGAGCCGCGGCGCAATCACGCCGAGCTCAAGGTTCAGGGATTCGGTCTGCGCGAAGTCGTAGTCGAGTTTGACGATGCGCACCGTGGCGTCGACGCCCAGCAGCGCCGAGCGCAGACGCACCCGCTGCCCGAGCTGCAGCGCGCCCGTCTCGGATTGCAGGCGGTCGAGATCCACGCCGCGCACGGTGTAGCGGGTGCCGGTGCCTTCGCCCTGCAGGACGTCTTGGGCGCGATGCCACAGCGCGTTGCTGGCCGATCCTGACAGCGCCTCGACGCCGGTGCCCTCGCCGATCCACAGCGACAGCCAGCGGACGCCTTGCCACTGCAGGCTCGTGCTCGACGGCCCGTAGGTCACGGTGCTGCCCGACTGCACCTGCGCCGCGACGCTGGTGGTGCTTGACAGGGTGGTCGACACGGTGAGCGTCTGGTGCACCGTGCTGTTGGCCGCCGGCACACTGGGCCACGCCGTGGTCGCCAGCGTGGTCCCGCTGCCGGTGTTGATGAGCAGCAGCGACGGGAAACTGGCGGCGGTGCCGAGACTGCCGACGCGGGTGACGGTGACGCCCGCCGACGCGTTGATTTGGACGGTGCGCCCCGACGGCACGATGATCGACGCGCCGGTCGAGCGCAGGTAGCCTGGCGCGGAAAACACGCCGCCGGCGACCAGCCGCGCGAGCGACGCCGAGCCACCGTCGACCGGGAACGATGCCGGGCGGCGCGGACCGAGCGTGCCGTTAAACGTCAACGTCACTGGGTCGCCGTCCGAGGCCGCTGACGACAAGCCCGTGGCGACCTGCACCGTCACCTTCCCGTTGCTGTCAAACTCATAGACGCCCGCGCCCACGCCGCCCGTCAGGCTCGTGTCGATAATGGCGGGCGACCCGACGACGATCTGCTCGCCCGCGTACAACCGCGCGCCGACCGGCCCGTTCTTGAGATAGATCGTCGTATCCGACATAGCGTGCGCGCCGTCCAGATTGACCGCGTGCGTTGTCGTGACGGCCGTGCGCGCATACCGGCCGATGGTCCCCTGCGTCGTGTACCCGGTCGGCGCCGTGTTCGACGTCCACGTGTCGACGAGCGGGTTCAGCACGTAGTTGCGCTCGACGATGGCCGTCGCGACGTCCACAGTGCCCACCAGTCGCCCGCGCCCGGACGCGATCGCGGCCGGCGAGGTCAGCTCGACGATCGGGTCGCCGTCGGTGTTTTGCACCAGCGTGACCGTATCGCCGGCGACAAAGCTGCCCACGGTCGCGATCTGCACCGCGCTGTCTACCGCGCGGCTGTCGGTGATCTGCGCCTGCGTCCCGCCCAGCCGCTGCACGTAGTACGTGTTGAGCTGGTCGTCTTCGCGCACCGGCCACGGGTTGCCGCTGGCGGGATCGCGCAGCAGCAGCCATGCCGGCGTCGTGCCCGCAATGCTGTCGATGATCCACGCGGTCTGCTGCATGGCGCGGCCGTTGCTGCCAAACGGCACCGCGGCCGTGGCCGTGCGAGTCGACTCGCGCACGCGCGAGAGCGCGCTAATGTTGGCCCCTGGCGCGAGCAGCACCGTGGACAGCGCCGCCGCGGGATCAGCGAGCAGGTCCACCGCGAAGCCCGTCAGCACACCGCCGCTCGTGACTGGCCGCAGCACCGCCGTCCCGCCTGTGGCTTGTTCGAGCCGCTCCAGCACGCCCGTGCGGGTGACGCGATCCAGCGTGCCGAGCTCGATGCCGTCGGTAAAGTCCATCGTGCCGAGCGACAGCCACGAGAGACTATCGGCGGCGAGATTCGCGAGCACGTAGGTCGTGATGACGGCGGCCGGGGATAGCCGGGGCGGCTGAAACGCAAACGTCGCCCCGTCGCGCACGAGCCCACGCACGGTCAGCAAATGCCGCAGCGGCGCCGCCGTGATCTGCACCAGCGCCGCGTCGCCGTCACTATCGGCGACGCCCGTGACGTACCACCACTGTTCGCCGCGCGATTGCGACAGTACGCGCAGGCACAGGCCGTCTTGGACGCTGGCCTCGTCGGCCACGTGCCGCGGCACGCTCACCTGCAGCGACGGCGCGGTGCCGACGGCTTCACTGCCGGTGCAGCTCACCCACGGCGTGAGCGAGCCGAAACAGATCGCCCCCGCTTCGCAGCTCGGCGCGGACCAGACTTGAACAATGGCCGCCATTTAGAACGACGCCCCGACGCCTTGCTGCACGGCCAGCGCATAGCGGTCGGCTTCCAGCGCCCGGTCGAGCCGGTCGACGCCGCCGGAGACGGCAATCAGCGTATCCATCTTCGCGTCGATGCTGGTCAGCCGCTCGTAGCTGCCTTCCGTGGCCACCGCGATGCGCTCGTGAATGGCGGTGTGCGTGGTCAAGATGCCGGCGAGGTTGGTGTTCATGGCCTTGATGACCGTCTGCACGGTCTCGGCGGTGACGGCCGGCGCACCGCCACCGACCACCAAGCTGCTTGTCCCCCCGCCGACGTCGGTGCTGCTCGATCCCGTCGGCGGCGCGGTGGCACCGCTCCCGATCGCCTGGTCGACGCGCCCGATGAGCATGGTGAGGAACGACTGGAACTGCGAGCGGGACATCCCGCCCATATCCTTGAGCGAAATCTTCCCCGCTTGGAAGTCGGCAAACAGCTGGCGCAGGCGCGTGCGCGTCCCCGATAGGTCGTTTATGTCGACCATGCCTTTGAACAGGTCGCTGTACTGCCCGCCCAAGTCGCCGAGCTGCTTCACTTGGCCGATGGTGTCCGTCTGGTTGACCGCGAAGCTGTCCTCGATTGCCGACAGGTCGTTGCCGAAGTTCTTCCGCGGCCCTTTGTTGGTGCCCATTAAGGCCGTAAGCAGCGCCACGAGCCCGTCGTAGAAGATGTTGCCGTTCTTGTCGCGGATGTTGATGCCGAGATCTTTCGCGATGCTGTCCAGCCGTGTTTCGCTGAACCCCTTGTCTTTGAGCCAGCTCAGCAGCGCGGGCAACTGCGACGAGCCCGTGAACGGCCCATCGGCCAGCCCTTCCGTGAGGATGTCGGTCAGCGTCTCCTGATCGCCGCCCGAGATCTCAAGGGTGAACTCGGCCAGCCCGTCGCGCACTTCGGCCAGCCGCTGGTTGTTCTCGCGCATGAGGCGTTTCCGGTCGCCGTCGCCGCTCATCATGGTGCTGACAATCGATGCGACGCCGCCAATGATGCCGACCGCGCCGGCAAAGCTAAAGCCGTTCTTTGCCATGTTCCCAACCGCGCTGGCGATGCTGACCGCGCTGTTGAGCGACCGCTGCGCCTTCTCGTCGATGACGCCAAACGCCCCGGCAGCGTCAATCGCCCCGCGGGCCGTCGTCTCGATCTCGCGCGCCATCTCTTTTGTATTTGTCGAGGAGCGCAGCGATTCATCACCGACGGTGCGCATCTTGACTGCAATCTCGTCCGAGCCTCTTCGGATGCTTTCAATGGCCGCGTTAAAGTCCTGCGCGGGCTTGGGCGGCAGCTGATCTTTTGCCGCCTGCCCAAGGCGCTGCAGCGCCCCCTGTGTCATCCCCAGGGCGACTTTGAGCGTCTCGTGCTCGGTCTTGGCGCGCTTCGTGGATTCCGCGTGCTTGTCGGTCGCGTCCCGACTGGCGGTGATTTTGACGGCTGCCAGCTCGTGCGCCTTGCCCATCTCGGTCGTCTGCGCGGTCGCGGGCTTGGCGACGCCCATCCACTTGCCGAGATCGTCCGTAAACTTCACGAACGCCTGCGCGTTCTGCTTGCCCCACGCTTCGAGCGTCTTGTTCCCGGTCAGGCGGCCCACGACTTCGACCACACTGCCGATCGCGGATTGCGCCAAGCGAAACGGCGCGATGACGCTCTGCAGCAGGCCCGACGCGAGATAGCCAAACGCGATAACCAGCGGCCCGATAACATTCAGGATCGCCGTGAGCCCCTCGATGACGAAGATGCGGATCGGCTGAATCGCGGCGCCGAACATCGTCTTTGCCGTGTCTAGCCGGTTGTTCAGCTGTTCCTGCGCGCCGGCGCCAGAGGCCAGCCGCTCGGCGTAAACGCCGGTGACTTTGTTGCCGGCGTCCATGATCGCGGTCATGATCGCGAGCTTCTTCTGCGTGTCGTCGAGCTTCGAGCCGGTGGTGCCGAGCGCCGCCGCGAAGTCCTCGTACAGCCCGCTGGGGTTGGCCAGCCCGAGTTTGTTCAGCCACTCATCATTGCCGGCCAGCGCACTGCTCAACCCTTCGGCCACCTGCGCGGCGTTTTGTCCAGACGCGGCGCCGAGTTCAAGCGCCGCGGCCATCAGTTCTGCCGCGCGGCCAGACTGCCCCGCCTGCGAGGCGAACTTGGCGACGGCCGCCGTGATGTCGACCGCGGCCACCGCGCCCAGCCCAAACTTGCTCCGCGCGATCTCGACGAGCGCGTTCATCTCGCGCATCGACATCCCCGTCAGCTTAGACTGCGCGTTGAGCTTTACTTGCGCGGTCGTGTACGCGTCATAGGCCCCGATCGAGTCGGCGACAAACTGCTTGGCCGCGTTGAACGCAGCAGACAGTGCGCGCACCGCCATCTCGACCAGCTTGGTCACGTCAATGACCGGGATCAGCTTGCCTTTGAATTGCTGCAGAAAGCCAGCAAACCCTGTCAGCCCGGCTTCGGCCTGCTTGGTCGCCCTTGACACCGACTCTTCGCCGTTAATGACGATGGTCACCTCTTTTTTCGCCATCAGCAGACCTCCATCGGGTACGCCATCCGTTGCATCCGTTCGCGCTCGTACGGCTTGGCGTGCGCCAGCGAGTAGCCGTCAGCTACTTCCAGCCGGCGCCGCACTTCGAGCGCTTGCACGCCCGCGTATTCCACCAGCGCCACCGCGAACGGCACATAGCCGTCGCTGGTCGGCCAGCGCCGCGGGTCGTAGTACCAGCCATCGCCGTACGCGGCGCGCACACTGAGCGCCGCCACGGCGAGCGAGATGCCCGCCTCGGCGTGGTCGCCGTGCACCTGCCGGCGCTGCGCTAGGCGGATCGCCTCGATCGGGTCGGCCGCTTCCTGGCTGACATCGCGGTCGGTGCCTGGCACCGTGACCAGCGCCTTGAGCACCAGCTGCACCAGCTCCGGCGGCAGGCGCAGGATCAGCCGCACCGGATCGCCGACGACGCCGTACCACCAGCGGCGCGGCAAGACATCCCGCAGGATCGGCAACAGCGCCAACAGATAGCGGAGCGGGTCGCGCCCGGCCGCCTGCAGCGCCAACATCTGCGGCACCGACAGCGGCTTGGCGTGCCACGTGCGACACCGCCGCACCCACCACCGCGACCACGCCCGCTTGCCAGCACGGCCGATCGTCAGGACGACCGGCCGTGAGGCTGCGGTGAGGGCCGCGGCGGTGTAGCGCATCAGTTGAACAGCAGCAGCTCAGAATCGTTCGTGCTCGGCGTCGAGCTGAACCCGCGCACCGTGAACGTCACCGTGGCCAGCGCACTATCGGACGCGGGCTGCACGTTGATGATCTGGCCCTGCGCCGTGCTGTGGGCCCAGCGGTTGTACTGCGTCGACCCAAAGGTCACCGAGAACGCGATCGACGTGGCCGCCGCGGCCAGCGCTTCCGGGTCGAACGTTGCGCGCGCGGGGCGCTCCACTTCGATTTCCCATTCTGGCGAGAACGCGCCCGCCACGAAGCCGGCGTGGCCGCCCGCCAAGTTCTGCGCGACGCGCGCCGTCTCAACGTTGCGGTTGCGCTTGAACGCCACCTTCCGCACGGTCAGCGACGTCACGCCGTTGGCGCTCAGCACGACGGCCGACGCGACGGGCGGGATAATCGTCGACGCGCCGATGGTCAGCGCCGGCAGCGACTGGTCGCTCGGCAGCGAGGCGATGCCCTTCCAGTCGAACGTGAACACCGGCACGCCGAGCCCCTGCGTCTCGTAGCTGAAATCGGCCTGCACGCCGCTCTGGTCCCACTGCGAGCCCTGCGAGAACTGGCGCACCGTCAGGTGCGTCGGCGTGCTCGTGGCGGCCGTCGGCGTGTAGGACCACTGCGGGGTCGGGGTCGCGCTGTAGGTCGCGTCGTAGCCCGCGCCCTTGAGCCAGCGGTGCACTTCGTTCGGCGGGAACGCGCTGCCGCTGTACAGGACGCCCGCGCCCTTGGGCAAGCACTGAAACTGCCCCTGCCGGAAGCGTCCGTTGGGCGTGGTGCGGCGCTGCGGCGCCAGGTTGCCAGCGGCGCGGCCAATGTTGCCGTCAAACACGTACTCGACCGCGGTCGGGGTCGGCGGGTCACCGTCGCCGATGTAGACGTTGCAGGCGTCCGTCGTGTTGGACAGCGTTTCGGCGACGTTCGGGTCGGCTTCCTCTTTCGCGAGGACGCCGATGATCTGATTCAGGCGTGCGGCAGTCGGCACAGGTCAGTCCTCGGGGAGAGTGTCAGCGTGGGCCGCGATCTGGGCGGCCATGTAGTCGGCGCGCTCATCGAGCGGCAGGTCGGCCGGAAACGGCAGACGCACCACGTCGCCGCCGGCCGTGTCAAAGGCGAAGTATTCGTTCATGGTCACGGGCCCAAGTACCGCACGCGGCACGTCGCGAGGACGCCGCCGGTGACGATGGTGTCGTTGGCCGCTTCGTAGAGCGTCGCGGCTTGCATGGATTGCAGGTACAACAGCTGCACCTTGCTCGCGGTGCGGTCCTTGGCGAGCTCGCCCGCCGCGGTCACATCGAGCTGCGCCATCTGCCACCAGATCGCCTTGATGGTCTGTGACGCGTCGCGTTCTGCTACCGCCGTGTCGAGCACGTTGGTGGCGTAGCGGATCAGCACCGTGATCGTGGCGTCCGGCGCAAACGGGCGCACCCCTGGGGCCTGCTGATCGACCGGCTGATCGGACGGCGACACGAGCAGGGCGGGAAATTCCGCCGCCGTCAGATTCGGCACGCCCCCGCGCCCGATGCGCCCGTCGCGCGTCGAGTCGAGGATCGTGACGGCCGGGAAGTCGGCAACACCCGCATCCTTCGGCACGCTGGCCCGCACGGCGTTGATGCCGTAGGTCGGATCGGCAAGCCAATCGGCGAGGATGCGGACGGTCTCGAGGATCATGTGCGCACCTTCGTCACCATGATCGACACGAGCTCGCCGTTCTCTTGCGGCATCGGCCGGCCGCGGACGGTATAGGTGACACCGCCGACGGTGATCGTGGTGCCGTCGGTGATGCCGGTGAGACTGCCGGCCGCGATGTGCACGAGCCGCGTGGCGAGCGGCACCGGGTTGCCGGTGCCGTCATCGACCAGCTGCTCGCGATCGTCCAACAGGCCCCAGGTGCGTTGCACGCCGACCTGCACGCGCTTCGCATCGGGGGCCATCTGCAACAGGGTGCGGGTCCACGCCGCCGTATCGAACGGCATCAGCGGGTCCGCTTGGGCTTGAGCGGACGCGTCGCGAGTACCGGCGCCACCGGCGCGGGCGCGTCGTCCAACACGACGACGGCCCGCCCGATCATGATCCACTGACGCGCCACGGCGTCGGGCAGGTCATAGACCTCCCCGACTTCACACGCGGAGCCGTCAGGCCCCACGGTGCCGCGGCGCATCAGCACCCGCATTAGACGAGCAGGTCGCGGTACACCGCGAACGCCGACGGGATGCGGACCTGCACGTCGGCGAACTGGATCGACGTGATCTGGATCAGGTTGCGACGCGCGAGCGTGTACGGGTCGACGATGATCTCGGCGCCGGCGCCCCACTCGCCCACCATCACCTGCGAGAAGTCGCCGATCACGGCGGCGTGCGCCGTGCCCGAGGCCGAGCCCTTCGTCAGGGTCGACGGCAGGTTGTTGGTCGAGTAGGCCGGCAGGCCTTCGACGGTGTTGTCGCGGTCCCACAGCGTGATGCTGTCGGTCGAGGCGATGCGCGGGATCGCCTTCATCGAGAACTTTATGCCCGGCGTCGTCACGAAGCTGACGTTATCGGTCATCGCGTTGTCGATCTCGATCTCGCGGATGCCTTCGAGGATCTTGGCGAGCGAGGCCTGCGCGCCGTTCGTGCCCATCGCGATGAGGTTCGTGCCGCTCGCCACGCCCACGCCCGTCGGCTGGTTCGAGGCGCCGGTGCCGTAGAGCACGGCCGCGTCGATCGCCACCGCGTGCTGCGCGATGAGGTCGTCAAACACGATCTGGTCGGCGGCCGGCGTGCTTTGCGCGAGGAGCTGACGCGAGACCGTGGTCGACGCCTGGAGCGTCTTGGGGCTCAGCGTCACCTGGTCCAGCGAGAGCGACGAGAGCGACATATCCGAGCCGGGGGCTTCCGCCACCCACGTGGCCGTCACACCGGCCGTCTGGCGCGGGAACGCCACATTGCCCACGAGGCCGGGCATGAAGCGCGCGCCGAGGGTGCCGATCGCGAGCGAGCGCTGACGGAGCAGCTCGATCAGTTCGGGGCGCAGTTCGGTGCCGCGGAGTTCCGGGCCCTTGTTGCTCGTGCCGACGCTGAGCTGCGTGCGCAGATTCAGCGGGAGGAAGAACGAGTTGTCGTTCGTGTAGCTGCGGCCGGTCTGGCGCGCGAACTCGTCGGACACCTCGAATTCAAAGCCGCTGCGGCGGCCCGCGGCGATGCCGTTCAGGGCGCGCATCAGCGAGTACTGCTTCTGCTCGCGCTCGGTCAGGTCCACGGCCGGGCGCGGGGCGGCGGCGTGATTGACTTCCTTGTTCATACGTTCCAGCAGCTCCTTGCCGATGCTGTCGGCGTCACGGCCCGATTCCACGAGGGCCTGCGCGTCACGCGCGTTGAGCCCCGCCGATGCGGCGAAGCCGTAGATGATCGATTCCCGCGAGCGGGTCTCGCCGGCGGTGGTGTCGGGGACGGCCACCGGAGCCGGGGCGGCCGGCGCGGTGGGGACCGTGGTGGTCTCCATGTGTTCGCTCCTGGCCGAGTCGGCCGCTGGAGTGGGGGGGATGTCACTCGCATCGCGCGAGCGACCGATACCGACACTGGGGTCGGCAGGGATGGGGACCGTCGAGACTTCAAAGACAGTCCAATTGCGGAAACGCCGGATCTCGACGCCATCGGTGGCGCGCCCGTCGGGCGTGTAGTCGTCGCCGGTGCTGTAGCCAACGGACACCATCGGGCGAATCCCGTCTTCGATGTCCTGGCGAATTTCCTGCGCCTTCTGGCCGCGCGAGAACTTGATCCATCCGCGCAGCTTGCGATCGTCGCCGATCGTCAGATCGGTCACGAGCCCGTACTGATCGCGGCTGTCGTGCGACAGCAAGAGCGGCACGCCGCGCTGCGCCCACGCCATGTTCACGGCGTCGGGCGCGTGGTCGAGCACTTCGTAGTAGCGCGTGCCATTAGCGAAGTCGTAGCGCAGCACGGGGGCCTCGCTCGAAATCGCGACCGGCACCCGGACGTCGCCGTCCGCGCGCCCTTCCAGCGCCCGCGTGTCGATGGCCAGCTCACAGGCCATCGCGCGGGTGTCCAGCGTTGGGGTACTCATACCACCCTCATGGATCGAGTCGGTTGGGCGGCCGGCGGGGCCTCGTTGTCCGTGTCGGTCGCCGCGGCGGCGGGCGTCGCCGCCGTGCCGATCGGCAGGCCCGCGTCGGCGATCATCTGTTCTTCGGCTTGCCGTTCGGCGACGAGATCGGCGAACGACAGGCCCTGCTTGTTGGCTTCGCGCGTGCGCGTGGTCAGCCCGAGCGACAGCAGCACTTCGAGCCCCTGCGCATCCTTGAGCGGGTCCACCCACGGCCAGCGGCGCGGGTGCCACACCGACGCCTGCGCCACGGTGTCGGGCGTCTGGCTGGCCGGCAGCGTGAACGCCGCGCGGAACGGCGCGGTCTGCAGGAACCAGCGAAACACCGGCTGGCACACCGTCTCCAAGAACTGCGTCTGCAGCCCCTGCCACGCGTCGCGCTCGACCAGCAGCGCCATGCGCGCCGACGAGTACGTGGCCGAGCTCATGTCGCCCGTCAGCGACTCGTACGCGACGCACAGCCCGGCGGCGATCTTGCGCTGCAGGTGCTTCGCAAAGACGTCGTATTCCTGCGTCGGCTGGCCGGGGTCCAGCATCTTGATATCCCAGCCGGTCGGCAGCGTCCACCACTCGCCCGGCGCCTGCTCGACCATCGGCGGCAGGCCGTCGGCGCCTTCGATCGGCTGCGCGTCCGGGCCGGGAATCATCGCGCCCATCTTGGACGCGGTGACGCGATTTAGCACCACGATCGCTTCGTCGGTCTTGTCCAAGTGCTGCAGCAGCGTCATGACCGGCGCGAGCGGCGTGATGCCGCGGGTCTGCTCGGGGCGGGCGCGGTGCGCCAAGTGGATGACGCGATTGGCCGGCAGCGGGCGGTAGCGGGCCACGGCGCCGTCGCTCGGGTGCTGGTCGAGCACGTGGTAGCGCACCACGCGGCCCATGCCGTCATACTCGACGCCCTGCACGATGCTGCCGCCGTCGGCGGTGCGCTCGGTGTTCTTCTTCTCGTCGAGCAGGTCGACGTCGAGCGGACGCACCCACAGCCCCATCGGCGCCGCCGACGTCGGGATAATTTCGAGCAGCGCCTCGCCTTCGACGCGCCACGACTCGGCGAGCGTCTGACAGACGCGCACCCACGAGGCGCCGTCGGGCGTGCAGTTCGCGGCCCACTGATACCACGCCGTTTCGATCTGGGCGGCGACCGCCGCGTTGCTGCCGCGCGTGCTGGGGACCACGGCCTGCAGCGTCACGCCATCGGGGCCGACGATGTTGTCACGGCACAGCTGGGCGTAGCGGGCCACCAGCCCACTGTTCTCGCGCAGCTCGCGGGCACGGTAGCGGAGTGGCTTGCCCTGGTACCGGGTGGCCTTGTCGGCGCTCTGCGCGGTGCCGGGCCAGTCGCCGAGCAGCCGATGCGGCTGGGCGGCGGCGTAGGCGCGGGCCGTGGCCGGCGCGTCCCCGCGCCACGCTTGCGCGATCGCGCGCAGTAGCCGCGTCGGCAGCCGCTCGCTCATCGCACGAACTCGACAAGCACGCGCCCAAAGGCACTGCCGCGGCGCTGGGCGGCAAGCCGCTGCTCACACTGCGCGATGATGCGGCGGCACTCGTCCGGGCTGCGGAACATGGTCTGCCGCCCTTGGATCATGACCATCTGCATCGCCCCGCCGGTCATCAGCGTCAGCAAGGCCTGCTCGGCCGCGTCCTTGAGTGTCTGCCAGTACGAGACGCCTTCGCCGGCCACGAGCGCCCCGACGTCTGGGGCGACCGTCAGCGTGCCGGTCGTCACGGTGTCGACGGTCCCGGCGCTCGTGGCGCGCACGCGGTACTGGTAGAGCCCCGCCCCGAGGGCGGCGGTCTGCAGCGCGGTCAGCGTCAGCAGGTGCGCGGTGCCGGCCGCCGTGCTCGTGACCGTGAGCACGTCGGCGCCCGCGAGCGCAAACGACAGCGCCCACGTGGGGGCCGGATAGTCCGACAGCGACAGCGTGATGGCGTAGCTGTCGCCGGCCGTGATGGTCTGAGGCACCGCAGTGAGCGTGGGCACGGTCGTAGGATGCGCCCCGCAGCCGCGGCAACCTACAGGCGGCGAGAACCCCTACAGCGAACAGGGGCCGGTTAGACGGTTACGCGGCCCGCCGCACGTCCTGCAACCGACTCCACGGAAAGCGGTAGGCCCGCGGGCGCTGCTTCTGGTGCACGTCGAGGTAGCCTTCGGCCGCGAGCCGCACAAGCGCGTCGTTCAGCGTGCGCTCTTTCACGCGCATCGACATGGCGAGACTGGCCACCTTCACCTCGACGTAGTGCACCACATCCAGCCGCTCGCGCAGATGCCACATCGTCACGCGGGCGATCATCGGCAGCTGGGTGTCGTCGAGCGCCTGGATGACCACCGTCGGCAGCCCGTGCTGCGCGATGAGCGAGCAGTGCGGGCCGCTCACAGCCACCCCTTCCCGCGGCGCGGCATCCACGCGCCCGCGGGCTTGGCGGGCGCCACCGGCGCCGGCTTGGGCGTCGGCAGGTCCGCTTTTGGCGTGACCGACTCGCCTGCCGCGGTAACCTTGCCGACCTCGCCCGCGAGACTGGCCACCGGCACAGGGCCGAGCAGAAGCGCCAGATACGCGTACACCTCGCAGTCGGCCGCTTCGTTCCGCACGCCTGGCGTGGCGTCCCACTTTCGCTTGCGCGTCTTCGGGTTGATGACCCGGCGCATCGACAGCACTTGCGTCACGTAGTCCTCGCTGGCGTAGTCGTTCAGGTGCACGTAGCCCGTCCCCACCGTGTCGGCGTTCAGGCGGCGGTAGAACACATCCATGGCCGCATTGACGCCGCAGACGTACAGGCGCCCCGGCTTGACCTTGGTCGGCTTGGCCGGGATCAGCGGCGCCGTCTCGTTGCTTGAGCCCTTGATGGCGTACACGTGCCGGTGCAGGCG